TTGAGAACGTCTTTCAGAGCATTGTATAACGCAATAAAGGTTTTACCCGTTCCAGCACATCCATATAGGAAAGAGTTTTGACCTTTTTCGTATGCAGCAAAAAACTTTCTTTGGTTTTCAGTTAAAGGTTCAATATCAACCAGTAAATCTTGGTTGATAGGCTTCTTTCGTTTCATTTGCTTTGCTGTATAACCAGCACCAACAGGTGAAGCATCAGTAGACTTTCTCTTTCTTGGCATAAGTTCCTTAGATTTTTAAACGTTGACGGTTTCCACCTGCTTTCTGTGCCTTAGCAAGTACATCATTCCAACCAGGGTTGCGGTTGATAAGTTTGTCTTTCCACTCTCCTACCTCTCCGACACCAGGACAGGTGCTAGGGTCAGAGAAATCTCTAATCCATTCGGGATTATCAATCTTCCACTGATCCCAATCATGAACACTCATGATTACTTCTTTAGTCTCACCAGTTTCGGTGTTTTTTACGGGATAAGTTGCCATTATCTACTCATAAAAAGTTATTTAGACCCACTCCAGAGCTTCAGCAACAGAGGGGAAAACTCCCTTGAAGATCTCTTTACACTCTAGAGCAATGTCCATGTGTTCCTTCTGAGTTCCATTGGCAGAACGCAGATTGATATAGTGGATCCAACTGCGGCAAGATCCACTCATGTAGATCTTAGTCGGAGTTGCCAAAGGAAGAACGAAACGAGCACATTCTTTAGCAATACCCTCATCAAGCATCGTTTGATACAATGCCATGGCATCCCTGAAGTGATCCTTCATCAATGCTTCATACTTTTGCCGAGTTTCTTCAGAAATATCATCAATAGAGTTCTGACGATTCTTGGTGTCTTGCCGACGAAGTTCGGGGAGAGGGATCTTCTCCGAGAGTAAGGAAGAATCAGCATAACGTTGAGAGAACTCTTGATATGTGAAAGAACGGTGGCGCAGTATTTGAGCTGCGATACCACGATTGGTCTCAATCTCCAGAGTCATAAAACTCTGTTCAAACACAGACCAATGATTATGCTTGATGCAGTAACCCAACAACTTGGCATAGTTGGGATTTTCTTGGTTGGCAGGATTGCTCACACGAGCAATATACGCCATGTTCTCTTCAGGATTCGGGGTTGCTTGAATCAGTCGTACTGTCATTCTTCCTCATGTGTTTTTGTTTCAGTTGCTGCTTTGCTGACTTCTTTGCTTTACGCATGTAAGTCAACTCTTCTTCAGAATATAACCAAGGTTGCTTAAGTGCTTTCTTGGCTAATCGAATTGTGTCCTTGAGACGCATAGTACACCTCGTAGTACTTAATTATACCATGTGAAATCATGTTTCCTTGAGAAACCCAGTCATGAGCACACTCATATATTGACTGATTTGTGTATTTAGAAGTACCATCCTCATTTAAGTCACTACCATACTTAACGAGTAAGATTTTGATACACTCTTCTCTGAGTTTCATCTTTTCGTCGGAATATCTCCAATCAGTCTGGATATCCATCGTCATCGTCAAATACCTCGTCGTAGTCTGAAATGTGCTTAGAAATTTCATCATATTGATATGCTTCAACATCAGAAAACACTTCCGACTCTAAAGCATCAACCAGAAGTTTTAGATTCCTTACGATCAATTTGAGTTTGTCTCTTTCCATGATTTTATCGGTTTCTAGCATTATAGCATAAAAAAAGAGGGGTGTTCAACCCCTCCTATTATAGATCGGTTTGAAAGTCATTAACTGCTCAAACCAATCACGCAAGTGTATCCGATAGCAAGACCAATACCTACATCCCCTATAAGTTAGTTGATAGCAGGCAGGTGGTCTGTTATCTTTATCCATATCATCATAATGATATGTGTAGTCTTCCATTATTTTTTAAGCAACAGGACTTCCCCATAAATCAAGAGAATCAATAATGTAGACCCAACGCAGACACCTGCGATGAGTTGAATCACTTTTTCCCTACCTGACAGTTTCCTGCCATGCAGAGCACAGCATTGTGACGACGATCTTCTTTTTGCTTCTTCTCTTTAATGAGTTGAAGAAAATTGAGTTTCTGTGTCATTTTGCCTCCTTAACAAACTTGATGCCACGATAGGCTTCGTTGTATGCTTGAGGTTGCTGCTGTTGTTGCTGTTGCTCACGACGCTCTACGGTGTCGTAAGATTGTCCACGATAAACGACTTTCGACATTGGTTTTCTCCTAAAGAAATGAGTTAGTTAAAACCCGTTCCTTCAGTCGGCTTTTGCGTCCTAGTCATCAAAACAATGAGGATCTGTATGCTCAATCCATTTAAGGATAATCTCAGATTTCTCAGCAGGAGTGAAAAGAGTAGATGACTCCATTCCTTCCTTTAACCATTCATAATCCTCACACCTGAGATACATGTCTTGTGGGACATGCATGAATAGTACAGACAGTAATGATAACATAGGATGAACGATCCGTTCCGAGTCGGCTTACTTGCGTCCCATTCGTTATTCGCAAATAGCAAATGGAATGAACGACAAGACTATTATAGTCCGTACAAGTATTTATGTCAAGAGGGTATTAATTTATACTGTTTGTATCCTAGTGAACCCTACAGACCAAAAAATTCCTGGAATTTTTTTTCCCGATATTTGGGATTATTTTTTCGATTTTGATTTCGGGGGTTCTTCTCCCCATGTCTTTGGGTTAGCTCTGCCAGGACCCCAATCAATACTCTTGAGACCGTGACGGAACTTATCCCAGTACATATCAAAGACCTTTACCCTCTTAGCACTTCTAGTCAAGTCGTAGAGGATGGTGCCATCAATTTCATAGGTCACCTTAAGGCAATCATTTGGAAGTGATCTATCAGAAAGTTGAATAACACTAGCATTCTGATGGATCACCTGACATCCATAGGTTTTTTTACACCAAAGAATTTCTTCTTCAGTCCAAGGTTTCATATCAGCCACGAGATCCCCAAACGATGTCTGGGTAGGCTTCTTTAACTGTGTTGTGGGTGATTTTGTATCGTTTTCCAAGTTGCTTATCCTTTACAGTACACAAGCACTCAGCTTCATCGGGGTGGAGTGATTCCAAAAGCTGAATAAACATAGATTCCCTACGGGTAGTGTTAAGAGAATCATTACCCCCCTTCACAAAGTTGTAGAGAATTCTGTACTGACTGCTCAGTCTGCTTACACCATCACCAGTTTTATTATCATTGGGAGTGTAAGGAACTTCACCGTCAGGCAGTGCAGATTCAATGGTCTCATCGAAATTCCAAACGAAAAGATGAATGAGAGCAGGAGATCTATACTCTTGCAGGATAGCAATCTTTTCGTTTTTTGTCTTTGCGTTTGAAACTTTTTGAAATACTTCAGTTACAAGCGGGTTGGGGGGTAATTTAGCCATGATTAAACTCCAAAATAATTAATCGTCGTCTTCAAAATCGTCATCATAAGTGAATCTAAATGCAATCAATGAATCAGCAAGAACATTTCCATCCTCGTCATACATTTCTGGGTGCATAGAGGGTTCTTGAACAGAATTATACAACAAGTACTCCCTTGCTGTCCATCCTACCATGCCACCAACAAAAAAAGCCATGAACGCAGCAAGCGTTCCAAAAACAAGACTGACTGCTAACATTTTTGTTCTCCTGGAACTTCCTATTCGGCTGTTCCTCACACGGAACAACCACCTTACTTAAAGTGTGTGATGTTCCTCCATAACTTAAATTTATTTATCACATTATAGCATCTTCTGCTCTTGAAGATACTGGAGGGTATCCTTACATCCTCCAATGTACTGATCGTTGATGGATACCTGTGGGAAGGTAGCACCATCACCAAACTCAGCATAGAACTGCTCTTTGGTGAAATCGGTTTCGTACTTATATTCGATGTAATCAAAGTTCAAATGACTGAGGAGATATTTTACTCTCTCACACCACTGACAATTTTCTTTTGTGTAAACTACTGCTTTCATTTTTAGAAACCGTGATTAGGAAGTTCTTCATCAAAATTTTGTTGCTCAAACTGACCATCAGAATAAGCAAGTCCGATAACAGGGAGTCCAGTGTCTTCTGTAATTTTTATAACTTGACACTCTGGATCTCTACATTTCCAAGATGATCCCTCTTTTAAGATGATGGTATTTTCTACGACACCATCTTTGACGATTGCATGTAAACCTTCTTCAAACATAAAGAACCGTGTCTTGCGATGTATTTAGAATCATTTCGATAATTCTATCACAAAAATCTCAGAACTGCTATACCCTTACCACCTCTAGATGATTGACCTGTATTGTTCTCACCAGATCCAGCACCACCTCCACCACGGTTCTCACCTCTGACAACACCATCGTTACCATTATTACCTACACCACTGCCACCAGTTCCTCCAGAACCACCAGGTCCACCACAGTTGGGAGAACGACCACCTCCGCCTCCTCCACCACCAGAGTAGAACTTAGCACCATCTGCCTCTACATCGTACTGACGACCACCACCACCGTTGCCACCACGACCACCACCGCAACCACCGCAGCTAGATCCATTGCTACCACCACCAGCGGCACCTCCTCCTCCACCTCCAGCAGATCCAGCATGGACGTTCCAACAGAAACTACCACCACCAGGTCCAGTGCTTACTGTGGATCCATTCTCTACCGTCGCACCAGATCTACCACCGTTTCCAGAGTTAGAACCATACTGACCACCCTGACCACCAGGAGCACTAAAAACTACGGTTCCATCAATATGAGAAATAGTTGTTGTCCAACCGTTAACTGAGTTTCCATTGCCACCAGATCCTACGGTGACGGTATATTCCCCTGGTGGAAGCATTGTGGAGTCTTCATAGGTGATTCCCCCACCACCTCCACCACCACCAGAGTAGTTACCTC